AGGTTGGCCCGGTCGCTCGGTCGACTCTGGTAAGTACACCATTCCCTTCTCGATGATCGGCGCTACGATGTTTAGTCGTGTGGCTTTATCCGCATTACCGGGGTTATAGCCTCGGATTGGAATGCGTGTCTGCTGCAGATCTTGGATGAGGGCAATGCCACTTGACTTGTTCTCTACAAGCACTAGATCAACTTTCTTCCCTGACCCAAACTCATCCGGGTTCCCATAAATCTCTTCAAACTCGTCTTGCAGCTTTTGTCTGAGGTCTGGGTAGAGCAAATGGTCAGACCAACAGTCAATCAGCATTACACGATTTCCCTTATCTTCGCTCGGCCTAAACACACCTAGCACTACACACGCGGTCGGGTCATTGATCGTCTTGTCAGATGCAGCACAGTCGTAAGACTGAATCACGTAACTAAACTCAGGAAACGACTTCTCGGCATTCCACAATCTAAACCAAGACCGTTTAACTAACCCTGATTCTTCTGGGTCTAGAATCTCGGCGTGAATCTCTTGTCGGCCAAGACTAGTCCCCTCGTACTGTAATAACTGCTTCTGGAATGTAGGTGCTAGGTTTGCTAAGTTTGAGTACGTACTGGCGGTTGTGATCCAGACTTCGCCGTTCATGTTTTGCGAGTTTAGCTCCACCACTTTCGGCACAGGTTTAGGAGTCGTGGTGATGACGGTCTTGGGGTCTTTGCCTAAACGCAATGAGAACATCACCATGTCCCAAGTCTCATCGAGGTACTGGTAGGCGCATAGCTCGTCAAACCAGACACTGTGCCACTGAGGACCGCGGAATCGGCTAGGCTCTGACGCTGCAATTCCCTTAATCAGCGATCCATTCTTTAAAGTCAGCTCATGTAGACTGATACCGTAGTTCTCAATAATCTCAGGCGGGATCACATTCAGCAGACCTGACTCTCCTCCGAACAACACATCTCGTATATCGGCAGATGTAGGGCCAACGACTAGGTGCCTTGTTTTCGGTTCACTCCAGGCTTTCCACCATGTGTACTCTGCGGCGAGTCTTGTCTTACCTGCGCCACGGCCTGCTAGCAACATCCATGTCTTCCACTCTGATTCTAGCGGCGGTATCTGATGAGGTAGTGCGATGGTCAGCCACTTAAACCTTGCCTTAAACGCTGCTCGCCACTCAGGCGACATTTGGCTCAGCTCTTTATCGTGCTTCTTAATCTTCTTGGCAATCGTCTCGATCTGGGCATCAGTAAGCGGCATGTTGCCATTATAGCACAGAAATCTGCAGAGAGCTGCAGAGCACTTGATCATAGTGCTAAGATACTAAGTGTTTACTTTAAGTTCGGAGTGCTGTGGACTCAGAAGCGACCAGGAGTGACCCCTGTGAGGAAGTTTCGAGGTCCTATGAAATCTGAGCATAAAAAGCCCGATGCCCGATCCTAAGCCCGACAGATACAGATCTAGGCCCGTAGTGGGCCTAGAACCTAGTCAGATTATATCAGATAAACTCGATATAAATATAATCTGACATCGTAACTTCGCAAACGTCTGAATCTTGGGGTAACGTTTTTAAATATTCGATAATTGATTTTTTCTCGATATTTACGTAGATTTCAGAATTTGCTAATTTAGCTTTTAATTTTGAAGGGAAACACTCGATATTTTTAATTGCGAAGATCGTTTTCATGATTTAATACCTTTCGTTTAGAATTAAGAATTTAAATTTAGATAGAATATTTCCTACCTGAGTACTATTCTATATGGTTTTTAGTAAAAAGTATATAGATTTAGTAAAATAATTTAACTATTTCACATCATGAAATCTATCACAATGTGAAATAGTTATAAATATTTATGTACTTTTTACTGAGTTTGTGTTATTTACGCGCAATTTCATAATGTGAAATGTTACGAGTAATATTGTCGTAACATTTCATCATATGAAACTAGCTTTCAGCATGTGAAAGTTACGCGTAACATTTCTGAAACATTTCACGATGTGAAACGAGCTTTCAGCATGTGACAGAAAAGATTCAGATCTAAATCGGGATCACGAGCTGAATCTGAGCTCTTTCTGGGCAGAGCTAGAGCCCGTTTTACTGAGCTCAGAATCAAGATTTCGTTCTGAATCTGAGCATCTCAGTCAGAAAGCTAGAGCCCGTTTACTTTGTCTTAGGTTGCATGTCGCTTAGTAGGTCAGTCAGAATCTCCTGAGCAATTGAGTGTGTAGACTCGACTTTCACGGCTCCACCATCGGCGCCCGTTAGCTCTACTTTGTTCCGCTCACTGTATTTGGATGGGAACCTCGCTGCCATGATTCGATTATACACGCCACCATTAAGTCTCGAAGATCCAGGAGTTTCGATTATGTGCGAAATGCCTAGATCTTCCCAATAAGCCATTTCGAGCTCCTTAGCTGTGCGCAAGGCCATCAAAAACTCATCGTGCTGCTCAGCCCAGTTATCTAGTGTTCCCCAATTTAGCTTTAATTTTGCGGCAATTTGTTCTTTGCTCTTACCTTCTGAGCCCATTTGAATAACTTCTTGGCAATATTCAGGCTTGTATTTGGTCGGACGACCGACTTTCTTTTCAATTTCATCTCGTTTCATGCTGTTTCCTTCCAAATAGAATTAATAAGTTTGTTTAGTCTTGATGCTTTAATGCCAAATGAACGAGCTGCAATGTGTTCAGGTGATAATTTACGACCTTTTCTAACTATTGACAATGCTGCAATATGCTCAAGGGTTTGAGGAATTCCCTTTTTACCTTTGGAAATATTTGCAGCATGTTCAGTAGACTTAGGCACACCTTTCAGCTTATTGCTGTTTAATCTACCATTTCTTTGTCTCATTTCTAAAGTAATACCACTCAAAGGAGAGTCTTTTGTCGTTTCGATCGCTTGATTTGCATATTTATTACTTTTCCAATATTGGAACGGAAGAGAATTAAGCCAATTCTTTGCTTCTATTTCTGTATCGAACCATTGTTGAAAAATAACCTCGACGTTGTCGCGGTGATGGCCCCCGTGCTTAGTGCAATGTGCGATCCAATACCTACCACTACCGCAATAAGAATTCATCTGAGACATCACTGTTTGACCAATGTACATCTTATCTGAAGTCTTGTTCTTCATAATGTAATACCAACGAGGGCGCCAATCATCCATAATTCTTTCCGGTGTGTACGATGGATCCATTCTACCACGCCAATGGTCAGACGGTAGGTTACAAGGTAGGATACAAGTTTCAATTCAGCACCACCCTGATTGCCTCTATATAAATATATATTTTATATATTATATTTAAGGAAATGTAACTATGAAACTAAGTTACCGTGTACACACAGCCTAGGCCTAGACAGTTACGAGATGTTACAGAAAGCACTTTTTATCTGTATCTCATCAAAAAACTACCCTCTCTGTTATTTAACGCTTGGTAAATAAGCGTAACTGACCCAATATTCCCTTCATTTGACCTTTTAATCTAGAACTAGATAGTTTTAACTATTTCACAATGTGAAATGAGATAACTATAAAGTATGGTATAATAGAATGGTAGTAATTTAATACGTGATTCAAATTTCTTAACACAAAACAGGAGTATAACATGAAATTAGTCTACGAAAAAAATCCAGCATTCGAGGTCAAAGTCGGCGATCATGCCATGACCTTCCGCGGTGACCAAGTTGTAGTTCGTGGCATCGTCCCACCTCATAAGCCGTCTTCCACAGGTCGAGTATTGGTTCACTTCGCCAAAGAAGATCCAGCACGCATATGCGAATATTTCCCTGGCGTCATTGGTGCCAAGTGGGTAGAAAGAGAAGATCAACCATGGAACAAGTAAATCGTTTGACAGAAAAAGAGTACTGGGTCGCGCATGCGAACGCAGCAAGAATGGAAGCCACTGGCGGTGGCTTTTCATCCAACCTTGGTCGTCTGTTTTATAAAGCAGATTTCGATAATGCAACCCGTTTAGTACGAGCATTTCCGCATGAATTCTTACAACCTACTCACTCAGGATCACAATCATGAAAAAAGCAAACAACGCAAAAGAGTTTCTGAACAACCTGAATGACGGTTGTAATGATTTTTTACAACTACATGCTCGATTAGTTCAAGCTGATAAGCTAGGCCTCGATACAAGGTGCGGTCTACTTTATATTAGTGACTGTAATCGGTACATTATCGCTGATACGTACCATGTTCAGGCAATTAACTATTACGGTGCCTTCGAGTACGTGGATAAAACATGTATTACAAAGGTCGGCGAATACACGTTTTACTGCGCGGATGATGACAGAGTATCAGACTGCGTAGATCACTATTTACAAGAGATGGAACAGTCAAACTGACGAGGCTTAAATAGCCGAAACATGCGTGAGCATGTCTTTGACAATAACCGAAAGGAAACAGTATGCAGATCTACCGATTCTACATCGACATCGAAGTTCCAGATGGCGAAAAGCTTGCAGACAGCCCGTCTGCTTTGGCAATCTACGGCGCAATTCGAGAAAACGTTCGGCCTGAGAACTGGGATATTTTTCACCATGTTAACAAACCTGACAACAAGCCCGACGCCACAGAAACTATTTCACATAGTGAAACACAAAAGTACTAAAATGTGGTATAATGAATCTAGTGGTAAAAAAGTAGTTTTCTTAATTCTTAACTTAAACAGGAGTTTCAAATGTGCCAAGAACATCAAATCCCAGCAATACCATCTTTAACACCAACTGCACCTACAGCAGAGACTTCACTTGCTGATTTGCTCAAACTTATGTCATTAACCATGCATCAAATGGCTACTAAAATCGAAAGCCTCGAAAACAGCCTTCATGATCGTATTATTCATGTCATCGAAGAAGCGATAGACAACGATGCATTTAACGATGCTATCGAAAGCAACATAGATAATTATATGTCTAATAATTTCGATCTTGATAGTCATGTAGATATCGATGGTCGAATTGCTGATTATATACGTGATAACCTCAACATTACTTTCGACATTTAAGGAGATAAAAGTGGAACTTTTACCCATTCGTTCTTTTTCAGTAATGGTTCCACCAGGCATTTACGTGCTTGGTGATCCATGCTATACAGTCCCAGACAAAGACTGGCATAAGTTACTTAAATCTTGTGACTATTTCAATACGCCAATAGGCGAGGTTAATGGCCATAAGATCCTTGGTTTTTCAACCATGTATGGTGATGGTACGTATCGTGGTAGCGACGGTAAATCTTACCCGGTCGATGCCGGCTTAATAGGTCTTGTGCCTTACGTTTATGCGGCTCCTACAGTCCGCGATAATCGTGCAATAGTTCAACTTGTTAAGTTCGACTACAACACATTGTGTACTCGTAGCCAAGAAGGCAGTTTACAATTTGGTAGCATTACGATTAATACAGCAGACGATAATTTCGATGACAAAGAAGAGGACGAATAATGCCATCACCTAAAAAGTACAAAACCCAAACTAAGCCTAGTAATGTCTACATTCTTATTGATGAAAAAGACGTTCTAGGCGTCTACGAACGCAAGATTGATGCTCAGAATGACGCAATCAAGCACATGTTAACCAGTTATACAATTACAGAAGTGGAGTTTAAATGATTACGTATCAACAAAAAGTCCTTGGCATGATCGAGAAAGCAATTATTACTCATGGCTTTGAAGCTGTTGATCGCGGTATGTCAGCGTCAAACGTGTCTACTATTTCTGTACAATATCATCATGATATACAAGAAGTATTACATATTTGGTATAACTTTCAGTCATTATATTTCGATATCCAACTTTGTAGGTATGATGCAAGAAAACAAAAGGTTATTCTGGCATCAGCACAATACATAGAACCACATAACTCTGCCGGATTTCAAGAGTTTATGACTAAACTTAATCAACATTTAAAGGAACCAAAATGACCGACAAACCTTTTCTTACACATAACGATAAGCCAATCAATGTTGATGGCACAGGACTTTTAGCTTATTTACATGAGCTTTCATATGCTCGTATCATAGACATGTTCGGTGAGCCAATGACTGACGGCTATGATGATTTTAAGACTGATGCTCAATGGAAAATTCAGTTTCCAGATAAAGAGGTTGCTACCATTTACAATTATAAAAGTGGTCAGAATTACTTAGGCCCTGATGCACCTGATGTTAAAGAGATTACCAAATGGCACATCGGCGGTAAAAATAAAGACGTTGTGTTTAGAATTCATCAACTACTGATGAAAGATGTTACTCATTACGCTTAAAGCATGGTAAAGTAACATTACATTGTCCCCTCTTAGGAGGGGATTTTTGACCTAACACTACGATTCTGACATAAAGGGCATAAGAATGGGTTTTAATAACATGACAATTAAGCCAGAGACGTTATACAAACAATTCCTGATTGACAGACAATTTAATGATGAAGATGTAAAGAATCTAGGCTTAGAGTATCTAGATTCTGATCAGACTTCAGCTCTGATGGGGTTCACAGTCAAGAGCCCGTCTGTACGTATACCGTACTTTGACATTAACGGCCAACAAACAGCGTTTGATCGAGTCCGTCTTCTGAATCCGGTCGGTAAAATGAAGTATTGCCAAGCCCGACAGAGTGGCTCTCACATCTATTTCCCACGAACTCCGATGTGGCAAATAGCAGCTATTAATCTAGGTATTCCAGTCATCATTACAGAGGGCGAGTTTAAAGCCCACGCGATATCAAAAGCAATACAAACTGAGGGTCTGCCACATGTTTGCTTGGCAGTACCAGGAGTAAGCTCTTGGACTGATAAATCAGGCTTACCCGTTCATAAAGATCTCATGGCAATTCTCTATGAGAAGTCATTGGCATCCCGAGATGTGTATATACTATACGACTATGACGGTAAAAGCGATGACGGTGAGCCTAACGAGCAGGTAGCATTAGAAGAGAACAAACTAGCCATTACACTTGCAGGACTAGGGGCTAAGGTTCACTTATGTCGCATTGGTAAGTTCAAGCCAATGAAAGGTCAGAAGTATGCGATTGATGATCATCTTCTAATTGGTGGCACGTTATCAGAGGTGCTGATGTCGTGTATTGAACCAACCATGATAAAAAACAGCGAAGAATATCGGCTCTATACCGCCAGAACACAATGGGCAATACACGATGGGCAGTGGATTCGGCTACATGATGGAAGACAGTTTAACGCTCAACGAATTAAGGTCGAGTTAGCAAATAATACGTGGATAAGACCTGCGCCGAATGGCAGAACAGTAACGATCAAATTGTCAGACGCGTACCCATCTTGGTCTAAGCGTCTTGATCTACGAGGCATAGGAATATACCCCAAGCACCAAGGTCTTAAGATCACGCCTGATGGCTACTATAATTTTATGAAGCCATGGAAGTATGAGCCCTTAGAGGCAGAGCCAACTGAGTGGTTGCAATGGTGCCAGTATTTCTTTAAAGACGCACCAGAGTTTGAGGACTTTTTTCACAACTGGGTGGCACAGATCATACAAAAGCCTTGGGAGCGTAATAACACGACAATTCAGATCATCAGCCCACGGCAAGGAATTGGTAAGAGTTTTATCATTGGCTGGGTGGCAGAGATGATAGGCGATATGGCACTATCCATCGGCCCTGATCGCCTGTTTGAGAAGTTTAATCAACACGTGCTAAACCGTATACTCATTACGGTTGATGAGCCAAGTACTGATAATGCAAGACACGCTGACGAGCTAAAGAATCTGATCACAAGCAATACACTTACATTAGAAGCTAAGAATCAAGATGCAATCTTCGTTACAAATTATGTGAATTACGCGTTCACTACCAACCATGCAAAGGTGACCACTGTGAATGAAGGGGCAAGGCGTGAAGCAATCTATAAGCCACATTCATTGGACCCTGCAGTATGTTCTGAGTTAATCTACAAGGTAAAGGATTGGTGTGAAACAAAAAATGGTTTTGAGATTATGATGCACTTTTACAGTACGCGAGATTTAACCAACTTCGATGCTAAAGCGCCTGCTCCAATGTCTGACCACAAAAAAGAAGTAATACAAGCAAGCAAGTCTGCATGGTCACAGTTTGCGCAAGACGTATGGGAATGGGTTGATAACGAGCTTGACGGCTCGGCTGCGATCAGTAAAGGAATGATGAACATACTGATTAAGCACTTTGGCTATGAAGATTCACGAATTACTGCGCATTCTATTAATAACTCGTTTAACGAGCTTTGCTTTACACAACAGAACAAGAACATTAAAAATGACGATGACCAATCAGTTCGTTGCTTATTACTTACAAGATCAGCAGAAGATACGTATAAGCCAATTAGCTATAAATTAATCCTACAAAGGACAAATAAAGAAATTGAGAAACTACTCGCGAAAACAAGTTATTGATTTGTCATCATGTGAAATGCAATTCATCAAAAGTATAGTATAATAGAATGGTAGTATAAATTTTAATTCGTAATTCTCAACCACAAAAAGGAGTTTTATCATGGCACATGAAATAGCCAAAACAGTAAATGGTAAAGATGCAATTGCCTATGTAGGCGAAACACCATGGCACGGTCTAGGTCAACAGCTTACACCGAATTCATCAATAGAAACTTGGGCCACAGAAGCAGGTCTTGATTTCGAACTAGGTATACGTAGCATACAATATCAGCCTATCCCTGATCATTATACGTATGAAAAATATACAGGTAAAAACGTCATCCTTCGTGAAGATACGGCATTGCCACTTGGTATTGTGTCTAACAAGTACAAAATCGTTCAACCAATCGAAGTCTTAGAATTCTTTAAAGACATTATTGGTACATCAGCACAATTGGAAACAGCAGGCGTGCTTCGTGGTGGTGCTCATTACTGGGCACTTGCTAAGATGGAAGGTGAGTTTAACTTGGCAGGCGATAAGGTTAACCAATACCTATTACTTGCATCATCTGCCGATGGTTCACTAGCAACACAAGCACGTCTTACCACAGTCCGCGTAGTGTGTAACAACACTATGCAAATTGCACAAAGACACGGCCAAGCAGTTAAAGCACGTCATAGCTCTATCTTCGATCCAACAGATGTAAAACGTAAGTTAGGCGAGATCAACGACGGGTTTTTGGCATTTCAACAAACCGCAGAGACGTTGGCAAGGCTTAAAATATCAAGCCAACAGGCATCAAGCATGTTCGTTAAAATACTTGGCGGTTCGATCGATAAGCCAAGTCGCCAAGCAGCTAGAGCCTTGGAATTGTTCGATGGCAACGGCATAGGTAGTGATCTAGAATCAGCCAAAGGTACTGGTTGGGGTGTACTAAATGCAGTTACTCAATTAGTAGATTGGGAAAATGCTAGAACATCCGATGCTCGTATCCGTAGTGCATGGTTTGGTTTTGGCGCTAACCTTAAACAGCAAACACTAGACGCCTTAGTCACAATGTAAGTATCAAACCCCTATGCTACCACATAGGGGTTTTCTTATGTCCAATTAATCTTAAATATAGTATAATATTAATATGAATAAATTCATTGTATTTCTAGAGTATTTATTTGCAACAATCTTTACTGTAATCATTGCATCGCTTCTTGCGTTCATTTGGTTATATGCAAAGGGGTATTTAAACTAAACTAAATGAAAAGGAAAATTATGACACCCATTCAATGGCATAGAAAACGCTTAAAGTCAGGGATGCCAGTAGTGGCAGAATCGATGCTCGATATTATTCAAGCACACGCTCCGACTACGATCACAAACTTAATCGAAGAGATTGAAAAAGAAAAGCTCGGTTCAAGAGCCCACCTGTACTTTAACTTGACATGGCTTCGTGAGAACGGATACGTTAAAGCAACCACCGTAGAAAATAATCTAAGAACAAAGATGATTACATTCACGCCCAAAGGCGCAAAATATATTTTGGGGGTCACGCATGACTGAAGACATTTTCGAGAAAGTAAAAGAGTTCAGAACTAAACTAAAACTGCCCACATCAACTAAGCCGCAGCTTCTTGAACCCGTTGATATTAGTTTTTATGCCCGCTTTTTAATGGAAGAGCTTAGTGAGCTGATGAAAGCCCACGAGAAGCAAAACTTAGTCGACGCTGCTGATGCACTTGCGGACTTAGCATATGTCACAATGGGTTGTGCCCATCACATGGGTATTAACTTACCTGAAGTGCTAGGCATTGTACACGCGCATAACATGTGTAAAGAACCTGGCACTACAAGCCGTGGTTATTCACAAGACGCCATTAAGCCGGCAGGCTGGGTTGGCCCTGAAGAGATGATCGCATTATCATTCTTGGAGAAATTAAGATGAAACATAAACACGCAGAAGTTATTAAAGCCTTTGTTGATGGTGTTGAATGTCAAGTTCGAGATCATTGCAACGACTCTTGGTATTTAGTAATAACATTAAGAGCATTTGATACTGCTGGTCAAGCAAGAATTAAGCCAATCCCAAAACCTGATGTTATTCGGTATGGTTATGTTTCCATTGACATAGAAGAAATGACTTTAACATCTTTCCCTTATTCGATTGATAATGTTAAATTTACTTTTGATGGCGAAACAAAAGAAATAAAAAGTGTAGAGGTGATTAAATGAAAATGGATGTTGTGGCAGGCTTGGGATAAAGAAGAAGCCATTGAATTAATAACTGATGAAAAGAAAGCGAATGAAAAATGACTGCAAATGAATTAGATGAATTATTGAGAGAAAATCCAAGTTTTATTATTTCATTGCAAAATAAATGTGAAATGCAAGAAAAAGAAATACAAAAGTTAAAAGATTTATTAGGCATTCAAGCATCTTCTACCGATTTAAACATTAAAGCAGTTAATAAAATTAAAGAACAAGCACAAGAAATTAATAATTTAAAAAAACAAATTACTCAATTATCTGTTTCTCGTGAGCCAAAAATAGGAGATCGAGTCATTTTGATAGATGATGAATCTGAAGGGGTTATTGAAAGTTTATCTATTGCTGGCGGTCCAAGAATTAGCTTTGATGATGGATGTTATGGAAATTACACCAGAGTTGAATTAATTACTTTGTTTGCCTATAAAGAAAGCGAGTGACAAATGACTGCAAATGAATTAGCCGATGAATTAGGTGAATGTTCTTGTGTTTATTATGATTCAACAACAAATCAATATTTTGATGATATTGAGTTATCAAAAAAAATTGCTACTATGCTACGAGAACAAGCACAAGAAATAGCAGATTTAAAGATTTCCAATCAAGATTTAAAGTATCAATTAATCCAAAAAGCTGGTGAACAAGTTTTAAATGATTTTAAAGAATTGATTGACGAAAACGATGATATTTTTCGCAAAGAACAAGTGGAAAAGTTTTATGCCGAAGCAAGACCTTTGCGTGAAAAATATAAACCTCGTGAATTAAGCGATGATGAAATAAAAGATGTTATGAGTAAGTTTTATTCATACAATCCTCGTCTTATGATGTTTGCACAAGAATTATTAAAGAAAGCGAGTGAAAAATGAGTGAACTAACGAAAGATACAGAATGCCAATACTGTAAGCAAGGATGTTTTAGATGCGATGCAAGAAAAGCACTAACAGATGAGGAAATAAGCCAAGTGTATAAAGAAGTCAGCGAACCATTTGGTAAAAAAAGACTGTATGAAATACATGATTTTGCAAGAGCAATACTAAAGAAAGTGAGTGAGAAATGAATAGAAATTGGGTAGAAGATGCGTACAAACCAGAAGGACAATCCTTAAATCATTGTAACTATTGTTTTCAATCGTTTATTGGTAGACCATCTAGGGTATTTTGTAAACTTTGCACAACAGAAATAGAATTAAAGAAAGCGAACACAAAATGAGCACAATAATTACTATAAAAGAAATGATAAAAAGCGTAATGGAATGTCTTGAAGAATCGGTAGCTGATTTACCTAAAAAAGACCGTGAAGAAGCAAAAGCAGCTATTTTAGGTGCATTTTCTAAAGAAATGTTTTATGGAAAAACAAAAGCGCCAGCAACGGATTTCTTTAGGGAGAGTAAAGATGAGTGAATTTTTTGCAGAAATACTTTTTAAAGCAAGTAGAGGTGAGAAATGACTTTAAGGCTTAAACCATCGTATATGGAATGGACACCAGATGAATTAGCAGATGCTTTAAAAAACTGGTTAGGCAACAGAGAACAACTTTTGGCGGCAGCAAATATGCTCCAAGACCAAGCACAAGAGATTGAACGCTATCACAATATGTTGCATGATAAAGATGTAGAAATAACAACACTAAAACAAATTATTGATGCAAACAATTTAATGTCAGATATTGGACAGTTTAAGAAAGCGAGTGAGAAATGAAACTAAAAGATTATTTAGCATCACTTTTATTGGCAGTAGCCTGGGGATTTTGGCTCGGTTATTTAATCTGGGGAATCAAATGAACATATTAGCAAAAGAAAAACAAGAGATAGCTTATGATGATTGGGTTAAGTTATTACAACGAGCAAACTGCGAACAGGAGTTCCTAACCAATCCTAAGTCTGTTTGGTTGGAAGCGTGGACTCAGGCAACAATGGTTGCATGGTCGATCATTGACGAGAACGTATCATTTGATCAACAAAAGAAGATACATGAACAAATAAAATTAAAATTACTAAAATAGATGTTTACTTTTATGTACTTATATAGTATAATAAAATATTACCCACTACTTAATACTAAATACTTAATATGAATATCTTTTACTTACACCCAATTGCTAAAATTTGTGCTTTATATCATTGTGATAAACATGTTTGTAAGATGGTTATAGAAACAGCACAATTACTTGCCACAGCTCATCACGAGCACAACAGTCCAGTTACTTACAAACCCACACACAAAAATCACCCATCAGCAGTATGGGCTAGAGAATCAAGGCTACATTATCAGTTTCTAGTAGACCTAGGCATGGCTTTATGTAACGAATATACTAAGCGTTATAACAAAACGCATTCATGCGAAAAGCTTTATTATGGCGAACTACGCTTTCCACCCGATACACTAATTAAAAGTGGCTGGGTTAACCCACCACAATGTATGCCAGATGAGTATAAGAACGATGATACAGTTACTGCATATCGTCAATACTATCGCCATAAGAAAAATGTAATCACCATGAAATGGCACCAAGACCATGCATATGCACCAGAATGGATGGTTGTATGAGCAAATGGGATAAACGGTATTTAGACTTGGCCAAGTTTATTTCAACTTGGTCTAAGGATC